CCGTTACACTTCTCCGTCATTGCCGGAGGGGGTAAAACGTGAGCCTCCACTGGGTGCCGCCCTTGGTGGTGCTTGGTTTTGCCTGCGTGTCTCAGCCGTTCGGGGTCGTCGTTTCATCTGCCTTGCCAAGTCCCTCAGGTCTTGCATTTGGTCTTGGTCGGGTCCTCTCCCACTGTTGGTAGCGAATACTTCCACAACTGCGTCGTAGAATTGCTCTGGTGCTGGCTCTTGGTGAGGAAGCCCATAGATACTGTTGGCTAGACGTCTGATTTTGTCCATGTTGGTTGGTCGGGTTATTGGTTTTCGCACGTAGTCCTCGTAGTCATCTCCAGGGTTAGGGACTTCACCTGTGATCATGTAGTACTTGAACTGCCCGGGGTTTGGCCCGCGGTAGCCGTTGTCGGCAACCCATTCTGGAGAAGCGAAGTCTGCTCCAGCTCTCACAGCATCGAGTGAGATTCTGACAGCCTTTGCTTCTTGGGCGGTGTGCTGGTCTGGTCCTTTTGGCTTCTCTTGATGTTTTGGTGGGGTACTTATGAGTCGGCCAAATTTGATTGCATCCGGGTCCTCGCGCGACCATTCAAACAGGTTGTCTGTTAGGTCGTTTTTCCTGGTCCAGGACATTAGCTTCAGGAGTTTGAATATCTCGACGTCTTTTACCTCCTTTGCTCGTGCCATGGTCGCCTGCAGTAACCCTTGCAGTTCCTCGTCCATCCCTGATGCAGTTGTTCTCATCAGTTCTCCCAGGTACCTGATCCGCCTGCTCGCTCCCTGTGTTTTCTGCACGGGAAGAGCTCCGGTCTGAATCAGGTGTGAGGCGAGAGATGTGTTTGCCACCACCTCGTCGACTCCTGGTTGACAACCAACAAGTGGCAGCCCGTGTTCGTGGGCGGCAATTGCTTTGATGTCCACTCCGCAGATTGGGATGATGGTCTCCTCATCTCCGGATATCTCTCCGGTGAAGACCATTCTGGGCACCCCTTCCTCGATGTCGTTGACGAGCAGCGACAAGCCCAGCTGGCAGGAGGGCCCCATTGCAGGTCCAGCGAGGATTTTCTCCACTACAATGTTGCCGTTCTTCTTGATCTCCTTCAGCGGTAGGGCGGTGTAGACTGTGTCGTCCCCCTCAAATGGAATGTCCTCTCCTATCCCCCAGACACCTCCGGTGTCGTTCTCGAAGTGGGATAGGACCTGCTGGTTGGGGTCGAGGAGTTCGGGGTACTCTCCTGGTATCACTATCAGGAGAGACCCAAACGCCTCGCCGGGTGCACTTTCGACGGTGTGCACAACAGGAATGATCACTCCTTTTGTTGGAGGAGGGAGTTCTATCTCCTCGTAGTTGTTTGACTCCAGCCGGTTCTTCAGCTTCAGGGAGAATTTCCCTGTTTGGGCTCCACTGGTCCAGGAGTCCATCACGTCGCGGTGCCTCCCACCTGCTGCATGTGAGTGGTAGCGACCGCCGGCTGCGTTGGTCTTCGTCAGGTCCCCGATGAACTGGTCGGCTGCCCCAATCAGGGGAGCTGCCATCGGAAAGATTGTCGACAGCACTGGTGCTGCCACCTTCCGGATCCCCCTGACTATGTCTCTCCAGCCCCATGCCTTGGAGGTTGGCAGGTCGCTTGAGAAGTCGGTGATCTCATTGAAGGCTCTGGTTCTCTCCTTGTACTCCTCGGTTCTCCAGACGGTTCTGATATCTAGCTCCTCTCTGTGGGACAGGATCATCTTGGCATAGTTCAGGCCTTCTGGGTCGTACTTTCCATATCTGGTGACCATGTTCTTTAGGAGCTCGGGGTTGGGGATGAGCTCGTAGTTCGACACCCCAGCCACAGTTAGGATGGACTGTGGGGTCATCTTTTCATAGGCAACTAGTGTGACTGGCCTCAGAACCCCAGGGACGTTGCCGTTTCCTGAGGAGAATGAAACTGAGGCCGGTCCCATGGCCCCGAGGGTTGCGGCATTGTCGATGGATGTCTGCTGGTTGATCTTATAGGACAGCCTCACCCGTGTGATGGGTTTCGTGACTGACTCGGTCGGGATGGACTGGGTGAATTTCACCGAAACTCCCCGGTAGTTGTCTGCGGTCGCGAGCACTGAGCTTGTGACCGAGACAACTGGGTCGTTGTTGTCCATCCCGAGGAAGTCGAGCTGGAAGTCGAACTTCGTGTCGTTTGCGGGGTTCGCTGCCAGCTGGAAGTTAATGTCTCCTGTCACTGTTGTGGAGTTGACTATGTCGGCATTTCCTTCGTAGATCGTCTGGAGCGTCCCGATGGCTAGCACAGGGGGAAGCCTCTCGGTGGGGAGGTCGATCTCGTACCTCCGGGGTGCAACTGCAGCGGTGCACCTCATTTTGGCCCCGTTCATTGACTGGGGTCCTTGGGGGGTCTCGTCCTCGAGTCGGACGTAGGGTTTGTCGAACCCTATGGGCAGGTTCAGCACGGTCACTCCTTTTGTGACCAGCTGGTTGTTGACCTTGTCCTGTGGGTTCGTGGTCAGGGACATCAGGCTGTTGTAGGAGAAGTTCTCCACTTCAGACAGACTTCCTTCGAACGTGGCTGCGTTCAGGGTCCCGTTGAGCGCATACAGACCAGCTGGAAGCGTAGAACTCTGGATGTCGTATTTCCGAGATATCAGCCTCCCGTAGTTGAATGCTTTCTTCAGGTCCTGGGATGTCTCCAGCCACTGGTCGAATTCCAGAGCCGTCTGGTTCTGATTCCACCTGTAGTGAGCACCAATTCTTGAGCCAGGAGCACCAGGGAAGCAGACAAGAAGCCCACTTCCTGAGTCTGAGACCTCTAGGTTGTATGACGAGGTCTCTTGTTTTAAGATGTGTCTCTCTGTTATGTCGTCCGGAATGCTTGCTGGACCATTCTCGGGAAGCATAATGGATCTCAAGTAAGTTGCGGTTGCTTTGTTTGTGTTCATGATTCATGTATTTAAATTTGTGTTGGTTATTTGTTAGAAAGGGCTGTCGC